TCGGGACTCGGGCTTCAGGGCACACGCTCCAAATTTCATAGTCGCTCTGCAAGAGGGGTCTATTCAAGATAAATACTTTACCACCTGCTTTCTGATACTTGATATGCCAATTGATTTGCCACTTTGACATACCTAAATTCTTGTGTGTATTCGCCTTAAGTTCTAACCAAAATATTTGTTTATTAATCACACAGTGAACATCAGGTATTCCATTAATTGTGCTAGATTCTACGCGAGTAAAATGCCAATTTTTATTTAAATTTTTTAGTTCGTTCCACAGTTTAGATTCTTTGTTTTGAGCCATAGTTTAATCGGTCAAGAATTGCAAATGTAACCTATTACAGGTTTGTTTTCAATTAGATGAATGTAATGGTTTTGCATTGGTTTAGGATTAGGTCTTTCGACAATAATTAAGTTCTTTTTCCACCAAGTTTCACAAGAAACATCTACCAAACGAGAAATGTAAGTATAGCTGCCAGAAGGCAAAATATAAATAATTCCAATGTCATATTTTTGAGATGCCAATGATGACGGCATTAGGAATAATAGTAGTATTACCAATTTCTTCAATAGTTCCATCTTCTTTCTCCGAATAATCTCCAAAAATTCTAGTTATACCTTTTGCTTGACTTAACAAATGACCTTTAGTTACACAAGTTGGTAACTTAGCTTCCTGAAGTTGTTTCAAACTTTGCCAGCTCGAATCAGAACAAATATCCAACCACTTTACCTCAACCATTGGATATCGTGCTTTCCAATCTTTAGCTTTTTTATTTACTGTTATCTTTCGTTTTAACATTTACAGATCCCACCATAGTTGTCATTGTGCTATTATGCACTTCGTTAAACACTTGGATAAAACTATTCCAGTTATTTGTTTTCAGTAATCGTAATTGGCGTAACGTCAATGATGTTTTTCGCCTCTCCGATTTTACTTTCAAGTTCCTCAAGTCGCTTCTCCAATTGTTCTCTGCTCATACCATCTAAACCAATGTGATTGATTTCTTTTTTATCTACAAAATGTCCTGCCATTTGATCTCTACGATATTGTGCAGTTATTGCTGCAGTCATCTGACCTCTCTTTTCAGAGTTGTCTCTCATTCTTGCGTAATGTTTGTAAGACAAAAGTTTATCCTTCTCTTCACGTTCTAGTTCCTGAGCCATACGTTTTTCAAAATATCTAACAACGTGCGGGTATCTATCAGGATTTAATAATCTACTTGCTTGATCTGTTGGACCGTATTTATTGGATGAAGTGTAGCCTGCTTGTTTAGCAGCTTCGACTTTCGAAATTTCGCCATAATTAGAAACATAGATATCAACAAACTTTCTTTGCTGGGGTGTCAGCTCAGATGAACACTATATACCCATCTCTTAGGAAAATAAATATTTATAAAAAAATTCTACCCCCCTCTCGTAAGGAAATAGGTTTACTCCTAGAAATTCTAGGAGTAAAAACAAATCTAGGAGTAAATCTAGGAGTAACTTTATCCTTATAAATCAATAGTTTAGAGCATTTACTCCTAGGACTCCTAGCTTTTTTGCTGATTTTCCAAAAAAAATATTTTAATTTTTTTTTCTAAGGAGCGGGTATATACAAAATTCTAGGAGAAACCACGTAAAACCTAGCTTTTTTGATTACAGTTCTAGGAGCCATGGCCCGTGAGCCGTGATCCGTGTGTCTTTTATGCAACACCTATTTTTAATTTGACATTACTGACGCATCACGCTACTGTGACCTATGGTTTTTCATAGTTATCCCTTTTTAAACTTAGGAGGAACAAATGACTTGACTATGCAATCAAAATAAACTAACTAAGGCATCTTGATTATGTTTCATAATCATCCTTTCTAAGTTAGTTGGAAAAGAGGCAGTGCGGGGAGACTTTCACTGCCTTTTTTATTTAAATGACAGTTACTAAAGTTGAAATAAAAGCTGTTGTTGCATTAATCACAGCTTTTTTTAAATGTTCTAAATGTTTTCTATGATAAGATTTTGATTCAGGTTGCTTACAAGCTCGATACTTATTAAATTGATTAGCATATTTTTTCCACGCAAAATTTCTTGGACTGAACTGTATTAATTTTTTCATTATCGCTATTTTATATCTTTCCTTTACGACATCAGGTTCAAAACCAGCATAATAACAAACAGTATAAAAATCAGTTGTATTTGACATAATCCACTCGTGTGCATCACATTTATAGATGGATGGTTTACGTTCTTGAGAATTGGTTGCAGCATCTTCAAAAGCATTAACTAAAACACCTCGCCAAAGCTTTTCTTCTGGCTCAACGTCACTTTTTAACAGTTGAGTCGCAAAGCTAGTGCCCATAATTTTTAATAAGGAAACTGAGTAAGTCACGGTAATAAATAGTTAATTCAATGTCCTTTCTTTTAAGTCTTGCTGCTTCATAGTCTAGATGTACATTATTTATGACTTTGTGTATATCCTCACCACTATGCTTCTCGTCTTTTATGAAAGGTCCAAGTATATCCATATCATTACTATAGTTACTTATCTGCATCTTTTCCACCCTGTACGACTTTTAATTTTAACACTTTGGCTTGTTTATTTACTTTTTTTTCTTTGCCAAACTGCCACATAGCCTGAATATCAGCCATTACTTGAGGATCAAATACATCTCGATAGCCTAACTTATCATTCATATATAACCGAAACATAGTTCCAGTTACCTCTTTGTATTCTTTATGAGTAAGTTTATTAGCTAGTATCTTAAGTGATACTAGTAAAGGATTAATGGATGGTTCTTTTGCCACGAATGAAATCCTCTAACAATTTGATTAACGATAGTACGTCATCCGTGTTTATTGTGTCTTCTATTTTTGGTTTTAATTTTCTTTTTGCTTGTTCAAAGTGACCTGCTCCCTTACACTGTTTGCAAGTTTGAGTTTCAGAGTAAGGTACGATTCGAACGTAGCCATTACCTTTACAGTTATTGCAAATCTTATAAGGATCACCGTATTTTTGTGCCATTGTATGTTTATACCTATTTTATTTTATTAGTAAAGGGTTTTGTTCTTGGATTTTTATTTTTTTTCCAAGTACAGTGAATAGTTAAAGTATTACAATTAGATTCTTTTTCATCACCATAACAAATGACAATATCGTGACCATTCTTTTTATCGTGTATGTAGTACCTAATGTAATCATCTAAGACAATTTTTTCTTTAACTTTCATATTATTATTTCGTTTAGGTCTAAAGCTAGGGTCATCTTGCATGTAAGCAATCTCCGCAGCTAAAGCCTCTGCATCCCTATGATCCATTAATTAGGTATCCTTTTTTGTAAATTGTTTATTTTATTTTCTAAATCATCAATTCTCTTATTAACAATTTCAACAGATTGTTGGCTCACCATCTGAGATTGTCTCAGCAACTTTAAACTTTCAACTATTTGTTTTATTATCTCCGTCATTTTCTTTCTCCTCTAATTTAGTTTTTAATATTTTTATTTGTTCTTTATAAACCTCTACTTTTTTAGTTAGATCTTTTACTTTTGCGTCTAACTTTTTTATCTCCTCTACCATTGGATTGTACATTCAAGACCTCCTTTATATATTTGTCGGTTGATAAATTTTTTTTCTTTGCCTGGTACTCAACATATTCATTGACTAGTTTTGATATCATTGAAGCAGGTGACCTAAATTTTTCATTACAAAGTCCTTTCAACAATTCATAGTCTGGTTTTCTAACTGCTACTGATTTAAATTTATCTATATCCATTTTTTTTACACTCCTCTTTCATTTGTTTTTTTGTTTTTATATTTTTGTTATGTATCACATTCCAAACTCTTTCAAAGTAAGGATTGTTATCACCGAACGACCAACCTTTAGCTTTACTTAATCGATTGATTGCAGCAATTTGTTTATCTTGCCAAGATAGTTCACTAAATTTTAAAATAGCCATATCATTCCTATTGTAAATAAAAATAACTTTGGAAATACAATCATTAAAAATAAAATGATTCCTAACATTTGTAACCAGGTCATCTGCTCTCCAATTCGTCCATTGCTAACTTACTACACAAGTCTGTATGCAATGGTCTATGATATTCTTCACCCATTTTAACGTGAACATTTTTTAATTTATCTGCGATGCGATCAAAGTTTTCACCCTCAGATAAAGCAATGTCCATTTTTTCTATTATGGTTCTGAATAGTTTTGATTTACTTTTTAAGTTCATTGTTTTTCTCCTTGTCCCATCAATATAAGAACAGGTATATGAGTGTCAAGCATAAATTTTGTGTTATGATGCTATATGGCTGAATTTATATTAATTGGTGTTTTATGTGTTTTTAATCCTTTCACAGGTGCACCTAATTGTTTTAGTTTTGCTGAAGATCCAATAATTTATTACACAAAAGAAGCTTGTGAAGACACACGTGTCAAAAAAACTAAGGAAATAGCGGATAATATGACCTCAAAAGGTATACAAATTATAGAACTAAATCTGGATTGTGTTGTTGACAACAATTCTAAAAATACTTGATTTTGCACTTATAAGTTGATAAGATTATCTTATGAAGCAATATTTGTTCTCGGCAAGAGCTGCAGGGTTATTAATTCGTAGTACCGTAAACGCAGCTAATGATGAAGAGGCACAAGAAGGCTTCGTTAAAAACCTAAACGAAGGTAAGTTTTCGGTGTCAAATGAAATTCTATATACACCTAGACGTATCTTCGTAACTTATGAGGAGCTAGATAATGGCACTGCAAAAGTTAATATCGGAGAAACTTCAGTTGGAGTCCAAGTGGGCACAACAGGCGTTGGAACAAGGTAGAGTAACAACTGATATGAAGTGGATTGATATTAAAATTAAGGATCTTAAAACTAAGATCAATGAGCAAAGCGTTGAAGATGCTAAGCTTAATTTGTATGATAAAGCTGGTTAGTTAACTAGTTTTATTTTTTTTTCTTTTCTTATATTTCGCGAAAGCGTTACAGGTATTCTGTCACGTTTTATTACACAGGGTGCGCAATAATAATCTACATTATTTTCAACTACGTGTGCTATGGAGTTACATTTTTTACATCTGTAAATAGGTGAAGACATTTTTCAGTATACTTTTTCATTTTACCTTCAAAACAAAAACTTAAATCATTTACATTTGGATGCATTTCCCAAACTTTAACATTCATTCTTGAAAAAAAATTAACTTCAGCATCATCTTTAGCTACATAAAAAAGACTAGCATCTCCGTGTTTTCTTAAAACTTTAAATCTATGGTTACCGTTTCTTAAAACATTATCTTTATCTAAAACCATAGGACATAATAAACCATTTCTATTTACATCATCTCTTACTGTTTGTTTAAACTCTGCGTGTGTGCCGTGTCTTAATACAACATCATCAAACTTAACTATTTTAAGTTTATTTTTAAATAACATATATAAAGGCCAAATTACTGTCCCAGTGCCTTCTACAATATTTTTATGAAGCTTGTCCAAAGTCATCTCCTATTGATACATCTACTTTACTTGGTACTTTAAAATCCATACAAGTTTCCATTGTTTCTTTTATTAATTTTACTTCATCGTCATTCTTGATGTCAAAACATAATTCATCATGTATCTGTAATTTTGGTAAATGTCCTGCTTCATAACAACTTACAATAGCTTGTTTTGTTTGATCTGCTGCGGATCCTTGTATTAATCTATTTAATGCTTTATATGTAAATGCTCTTTTAATGTTATTTCTACCATATTTAGAACAAGCATTTTCAAAGGTTTCTGGGCTGTGAATACCAAAGTCTTTAGGTTCCCACATATCAAACCTACATTTTCTACCTTTTTTTGTTCTTATGACTCCTTCATCACTTGCTTTTTGCATACATCTATCTGATAATAATTTAACAAATGGAACTTTTCTATTATATTTTGCAATTAAAGCTGATGCTTCTTCTGTTGATAGGCCAAGGCTGTTTGCTAATTTATTCTTTCCCATCCCGTACATTAATCCCAACCCAATTGTTTTTGCTTGCTTTCTCTCTATACCTGCTAGATCTGCTACTGTTTGATGGAAGTCTGTTTCTGAATTCGCATACGCTTCTACCAGCTCATTAGATCCTTCGTATCCTTCACCAATAGAAGCTGCGTAATGAACTACCATTCGTGGTTCTTGCTGACTGTAGTCAAATGACCCCCACCTACATCCTTGCTCAGGTAAAAAGAGTCCTCGGATTTTAGGGCCGAAGTCTTTGTTACGAGCAGGAAGCTGCTGTAAATTAGGATTAGCCATAGACAAACGACCAGAGACAGTCCCACCACTATCAGAACGTAGTTGATTGATTTCACCATGTATCCTCCCGTTATGTTCATATCTTAGTATTGAATCTAAAAATGTACCGTGAAACTTGTTGATCTCTCTAGCTTGTGCTATAAATTTAGATATGTCGTGTTTAGAATTTGCCAACCAATTAGCTGTAAAAGATGGTTCTTGAGTTTTTTCGGTACGTGGATAGTCTAGACCGAGTCTATCGTAGGCTTCTCCGATTTGTCGTGCTGCCCATATGTCTATGTCTTTTCCTACTAGTTGTTTTATTTTTTGTAGATATTCTTTTTCTTGATTTTGGAATTCCAATTTTAATTGATTAGCTTTTTCTACATCTACTCTAACACCTTTCATTCTCATTTGTATTAGAATTGGTAACAACTTATTTTCTAGTTCCCATACTGTAGTTAAACTTTGATTCTGTAATTCAGGCTTGAATCTTTGCCATAAAAGGTACGTGAGCCGTGCATCTTGTTCCGCGTAAAAACCAACATGCTCTGCAGGTAAACGCCACATCTCTGCTTTAGGATCTATTCCGTGATCTTTAGCAGCTTCATTTAAATCGTTTTCTGATTTTAATTCTCCTAAGTAATCTTTAGCTAATGCATTTAAACTATAAGACCATCTGTTTTCATTAATCACACCAGCTGCAATCATCGTATCAACTATTTCACCATTAACTTTGATACCCATATGCTGTAACCAACCAACATCATACTGAGCATTATGAAATATTTTTCTTGAAGGTAAGGCACATACATCTTTCATATACTTTAACACTTGATCAGGTATCATATTACCTCCACCCTGGTGTTTAAAAGGATAATAACCTTGCCAACCTTCTACAGCCACAGCAAAACCAATAACATAACCATTACCTGTAGCCCAACCTGCACCAAGTTTATTGTTAATTCCTTCGTCTCTAGTTTCTAAGTCAATTGCTATTTCATCATAAGCACTTAGATCTTTATATTCTGAGGGACAAGACCAAATATGTTTTTTAAAATTAAATGTAAATTGAAGTGCGCTTGTCATGCTGATTGTTTGTTAAAATATAGTACCATTTTTCGTGATCCTTCGTGCTTTTCTAATCTTTTCTTCATTCGTTGATTCTCTCTATATAACTTATCTACTTTATCTTTTAAAGTTTTAATTTGTTCTCGGTATTTTAAATTCCAATTGATACCGATTGCACTCATTTTTTTAAATCTTTTAATTTTTTGATTTCTAATTGACAGTAATGAATTATTTTTTGTAAGTCTTCAATACCGTTTTTATTTAAATACCTACAAACGTACTTCACAACATTCCCCTGAAAGAAGCTAAGATTATTTTTAGATATAAATTCGTACGGTTGAATGTGAAACGATTTATAATGATCTCCACCTATTTGTTTACTTTGTGGAAATGCTTCTTCAAACATTTTTTTATCTGTCATTCTGATTCCTAACATTGTTATTTAAATTAATCAATTTAATACTTTCCATATTGCTCTTCCTATTTCTTCCGCGATTTTCGGGACGATAGCATTTCCCAATCCTTTAAGTCTGTGTGTCCTGCCGGGTACCCCATTAACCACTCTACCCACATTGGGTTCAGAGAGCCAACTTGCTTCCCGCAATGTCCAGCTACGACTTCCTCCAGATTCGCTTTGTTCCTGTTCGCTAACTTCTCTCGATTTTTCTCCGTTATGTTTGGTATCACTTTGTTCGCTCTTGGTGTTGGCCATAACTTTACTGCTGCTGGTAACATTATTTGATTGCCTCTCTTCTGTATTGTTCTCGCGTATCTCCCGTTGTCGTTGACGTCCTGTTTGTACATCCCTCGTGTTGGAGTTGGCCACATCATCTGTTCGTGAGCCACTTGATCGTTTAAACTTATAGGCATTTTCTTTTGCAATTTCATTTTCATTCTCTTTGCTGAACTCGGTCCCCTGTCGCAATGTGCGTCTGGTGTTCTCCATAATCTCATTGTCTGTTCGTCTACTTGTTCTCTCAGGTTCGAGGGTCGTGTTCGTCCCTTCCTTTGTCCCTGCATCAATTTTATTGTTCCTTCCTTTGATCTTGGAGGCAAGTGATCCATTGTGTTCGGAGTAGCCCACAATCCAGACTCGCTCTCTTTTGTGTGGAGCGTTGACGCCTGCAGCTGGAATAATAAACGGTTGGATTTCGAAGCCTTCACTTTCCAAGTCAGAGCACACTGTTTCGAAAACCATGCCGTCTTGGATGTTAATAATACCTCGGACATTTTCTGCAATAATGAAGGTGGGTTTGACTTCTTTAATAACTCTAAGCATATCTGGCCAGAGATAGCGGTCATCACTTGTTCCCTTTTGTTTTCCTGCAACGCTGTACGGCTGGCAGGGGAAACCACCTGTGAGAATGTCGATGGGTTCTTCAATGTCTTCTCCTTTGATTGTTTTAATGTCATCGTATATCTTAACTCCTTTCCAATGTTTTTGCAGCAACAATTTACAATAAGGTTCTTTTTCGCAAAAAGCTACAGTTTTAAATCCTACTTTTTCTAATGCTAAACTAAATCCACCAATACCACTAAATAGATCTAAATGATTCATTTCTCTCCTTGTACATAAACTAAATAATCTTCTCCTATTGGATAATGATACTTATAGTCTGTACTTAATAAATGTAAAGAGTCTCTTGCTCTAGTTACTCCTGTATACCAAACTTTCTTTTCATTTGATTTTTCTTCCTTATCTTTATGTCTAAAGCTAGAAGGCCAATTTGCTTTTGAATATAGTAATACGTGATTAGCTTCATCACCTTTTACAGAATGTATGGTATCAATAATTACATTAGGTGCTTCATCTAATTTAGATTGTTTGTATCGCTTTAATAATCTTAAAAAATAAATTACTTGTCTTGGTTTAAAGTTACGTCTAAGAATCCACCACCATTGTTTCTTTCGTGCTTCATCAGGTAAATCTAAACCACACCATTCTTTTAATGTTTGAAAGTTATATCTTTTATAATCTGGTTCTTTACTCCAAAACTTAGGGGTTCTATAATCAGGATCACTTACTTCCCTTATGTATTTGTACATAGATTCAGCTTCTTTTTTCATAATCTCTCTACCATTAGATATAGCTGTCCAGGCTTTAATAGCTAACCATTGTTCCTGATCAAATGATTTTCTTCCGTGATTATCAGAAAAATAAATACCTGCATCTTTAGCTAAAGCTTTTAATTCATTAACTGTTGTATGTATTCGTCCTAACATAAACCATTTACCATCATCTTTTTCAAAAGGTATTTCTTTAAAACTTAAATATCTTTTAACAGTTCCGTCTTTAACTAGTGGTTCAAATTCTTTATCCACACTGTCTATAATTCCTTTCCTAACCACTTGGGAAAACTGATGGATAGCTGTACCAAATCTTCTAGTCTTTCTTAAAATAACCTTACGTCCTGGAAAGTATTTAGTGAAATATCTAGTATCTGCACCGTTCCATTGATAGATAGCTTGGTCATCATCTCCAGCTAAATATATTCTTTTAACCTTATCAGCCATTTTATAAATTAAAGACCACTGTAAAGGTGTAAAGTCTTGAGCTTCATCAAGTATTAATAGATCTAACGATGGAAAGTCTACTTCGTGTAGTGCTCGTTCAACCATATCTGTAAAATCTAAAAAGGATCTTTCACCACCTGAAGTTTTGTAATGTTCATAGGTGCTTATCTTTCTAGTAAACACATCTAAACTATCTTTCTTTTGTGATTCTCTTTTATAAACTAAAATAGGATCTTCTAATAAGTTTCTTGCTTTATCATAGATACCAATAGACCAGTCACTATAAGTAAAATTATCTTGAGATAATCTATTATCAGATCTTTTAACAAAATTGTTTTGTAATGCATAATCAATCATACAATCTTTAGGATCAAATATTTCTTCTTCAAAATATCTACGACAATAAGAATGTAATGTTCTAAATCTGCCAAATGACTTTGAATCTAAATGTGGAAAAGCATCTAAAGCTCTTGTTTTTGCTGTATCTACTGCTTTATTTGTAAATGATATAAATGCAATCTTATCAGGATCTGTTCCGTTTTTAAGATATCTTTTTACTACTCTCTCAATTAATGTCCAAGTTTTTCCAGTTCCAGGTGGTCCAAATATCTTAATCGTTTTGAGATGTATTTGTTTCTGTTTCTGGAGTCCTAAATTTTTTGTGGTAGTCATCATCCATTTCGCTTAGTTGTTCCTGTGTATTGTTCTTAGGTTTTATTTTTTGGTGATTAACAAACTCAGGCATTTCAACATACCATATGTTTCTTTCACCTTCAAAGAAATCGTGTTTTTTACAACCTAGTAATCTTATAGCCTGGTTAACAGTTTTAAATGGAGTCTTTCTTTTATCTAAGAAGTCAGCCAATGTATTACGTTTAAAGTAACAAATATTAGTTTTGCTATCTAATACTGTATAACCATCTTTAAGTTTTGTATAATCATCTTGTTCAATTGTACTTTCAAAAAATCTTTTAAGTGTATTATATTTTTCCTCTTCAACTGTATCTTCGTATTTAAGAGATTTATTTTCTTCTGCTGTTTCTAATAAATGTTTCATTAGCAGCTCAAATGGACTCGGCCCCTTCTTAGGTCTAGGTAATGTTAACCAAAAAATTCTATATTTAGCTAAACATACACGCCAAGATTTCTCATCTTTAGTATCTTCAGGTTTGAAAGTAATATGTCTATCTCTAAACATACATTCATATATAATACCTTTAGAATCTTCAGTATAAGTTAATTCTGTAAATTCATTTTTAATATCTGGTGCTTGTACACCAATACCAAGTTTTCTAAGTTTACAAGTTTCTTTATCACATATAGATGCAACAAATCCGTGTTTAGGAGGACAGAAGTATTCATACCCTTTATTGTGTACTGATTGAGCAGTAGCATCACTTTCAGATCTTCTTAAGGGACCTTTAGGGTGATTAGCATAAATAACCTTTTGTCTTTCCCAAGCTATATCTTTTAATTGTTTAACTGAAAGATTACCTTCTGCCTTTTTCATTTCAGTAACACAAATATTAAACAACATATTGTTTCTCTCACCTGTCCAACCTTCTTGAATTACTTTTTGCACACAAGGTGGATACTCTCTCCAATCTGTTTCTGCATTATATTCAGTTACTTTATATTTATAAAAATCTTCAGGATTAATTGCTTTTGCTTTAGCTAATTCAATAAAACCACCTAACATTAAAGGTGTATTGTTATCATCAAACGCATATTCAACCGCTGCATCTGCTTTATGGTATGGCATACCTACAGCTTTGTTCATTGGAAATACTTCTTTTGATAAAAAGTATTCTTTATTAATTTCTAATAATTTATTTTTAACTTTGTCTTTATCGGCCCAATCAGTAAAAAATATAAATAAATGTAAACCACCTGATTTAGATTTTACAGGTATCAATGGTAATTCAAAATCTCTAATAATATCTACATATTTTTTTTGTGAATAATCTTTATAGTTAGCTGGATCAATATCTATAACAGACCATTTTAATCTATCACCGTTCTCAGGTCTGACACCAATTAAAGTTTCACCTTTAATGTGTTTCTCCCATAATTCCTCTGTTACAGGTTCGTGGATCGTGAGGTATGAAGCTTTACGCTTACCCCTTTCATCGGTCTCTCCCGTAAGAGAGACTTCGATGAACTGGGAAGAGTCACCCTCAAATAATTGAAGTAACTCTTTTTGCATTAGAATGGAGTACTATCATTTTTAATCTGCTTCGCATTTAAAGCAGACTCCTCTTTACCAAAATCAACCTTACCAAAGATGTCGCTTTTCTTTGCGGTCTCATAAAACGCTCTTGTCGATTCTAATGTACTCGACAATTTTGGATCATCTAGATATCTATCGAATTCAACAATCCAACCGTACCAAGAGTTTTGTGAGTTTGATTCTTTAGTCGTCTTTAATCTATAGGCAGTTGCCCAAGACGGCGGAGTAAAGAAACCTTTTTTACCTTGTAGTCTTCTACTTGCAATCATTGAATTCCAAGTTTTAGACTTTTTCTTCTGAGTAGATTTCATAGAGATCAACGCAGTTTCCACAGGATTATAATCTTTATCCAAAACATATACAAAATGATTTCCTGTATCTTCTACATAGTTACCATTTTCTAATCTGTCTTTACCATCATCGCCTCTACTTGTTTGAGACATAATGGATGGATCAGTGTGTATTCCTACAGGTCT